TTCTCCGTTGTGTGTTGTGATCCGATGTAACGAATTCTACACACATTAAATGTGTGCGCAATATGGTTTACTTAATACTGGTCATAAGCAAAAGTGATGACTAACCGTGTTTAGTTATGGTGTGCAAAACGGTTGCTTTTGCCGTATGTACGCGTGACAATTCGTGCGGGGCAGTGCGCGCAGGACAAACAGAGTTCCCCTCCTTACTCAACCAGCGGACGCACCCCCACAACGCCTGTCAAGTTCGCAGAAGAACGCCTGCCGTAAGACGTGGGAAGTCATGTTTAAGTCATGATGCAGGCTCCAGTAGAGTGCAATCACAACACCCCCCCATGATTGCATTCCACTCCTAACATTCGCAAGAGTGGTAGGAAGCGACAAAGCGCAGTGACGATGCGCGCTATACCGCTCGGTGTTGTTCCAGCCCGTGCATGGGCTGATAGCGCGGCCTTTGTACAAAGGAAATATGAACAACAAGCCGGAAATGTCCCGGCGTCGCACCCAATTCAACAAGGCTCGCTTAGGCGGGCTTTTTCTTTTTCAGGGCACATCATGGCAAAAGCAAAGACTCCAGCTAAGAAACCAATGCCACCAAAGGGCAAAGGTAAGTGCTAATTTACCCGGATAAATCAAAAGGTTAGTAAGAAAACAACATGGCCGCGCCAATAGGAAACAAGAACAAGAATAAAGGTTCTGATTGGGTGGACTCTTTACGGTATGCGCTCGCTAACTACGAGACGGCAAGCATCCAGCGTGGTCAAGCATTGAAGGCTATTGCTAGGAAGGTTGTCGATAAGGCGCTAGAGGGCGACAAAGACAGCATTATGGAGTTAGGCAACCGCTTAGACGGTAAGCCAAATGTCACTGTTGATGTGAGTCAGACCTTAGAAATCATCCGTACAGCCGCAGAAATGAGCGACGATGAGCTTGCAACACTTGCCAGTTCCCGTAGTTCTGCTACGAAAGTGGCAACAAATGCGGAAAAACACGGGGAATCACTACATTAACGCTTGTGGTTTTGCTACATGAGCGAAATAAGCCCGCAAGAAGCAGCCGCAGAACTGCTGGCAAGACGCAAGGCAAGAACTGGCCTCCTAGCGTTCACGAAATACCGCAACACTAACTACCAAGCCGCAGCGCATCACAGCCTGATTGCTGACAAGCTAGAAGCGGTAGAGCGTGGAGAGATTAAGCGGCTGATGATCTTCATGCCGCCGCGCCATGGAAAGAGCGAGCTTGCAAGCCGTAGCTTTCCAAGTTGGTACCTAGGGCGCAACCCGAACAAACAGATTATTGCGGCAAGCTACAACAGCGACCTAGCTGGTGACTTTGGCCGCGAAGTGAGAAACATCGTTGGCTCACCTGAATACAGGGCGGTCTTTGGCGACGTAAGCCTAAGTGCTGACTCTCAGGCTGCGGACAGGTGGCACACAAACAAGGGTGGCTCGTATGTGGCTGCTGGTGTGGGTACGGCGATTACAGGCCGTGGTGCTGACGTATTCCTGATTGACGATCCAGTGAAGGATCGTGAGGAAGCAGACAGCGACATTAAGCGCAAACGGGTGAAGGATTGGTACACAAGTACCGCCTACACGCGTTTGATGCCGGGCGGCGCGATTGTCATCATCCAGACCCGATGGCATGAAGATGACCTATCGGGTTGGTTGCTAGACGAAGCCAAGAAAGACGGAGAACAGTGGGATGTAGTCTCGCTGCCTGCTGTCAATGAAGGTGTTGCGCTGTGGCCTGAGTGGTACGGACTAGAACGCCTAGACGCGATTAAGTCTGTCATTGGTGCCCGCGATTGGTCTGCGCTGTATCAACAGAACCCCGTTCCTGATGGCGGCGGCGCTTTTAGGCGTGAGTGGGTGCAGTTCTACAGCGAGACGCCAGCCGACATCGTTAAGGGCTGCAACGTGTACATGCTTGTTGATGCCGCAAACGAAAAGCGGAAAACGAGCGATTACACATCAATTTGGATTGTCGCGCTGAACAGTGACGGCAACTATTACGTAGTTGACATGGTGCGCGATAGGTTGAACCTAACGCAGCGTGGTGACATCGTGATGCGGCTTCATCGTAAGTGGAAGCCGAGACAGGTTAGATACGAGCGTTACGGACTCATGGCAGACGTGCAGTACATCAAGACCGTGCAAGGCCATGAAAACTACCGCTTCGAGATTACAGAAGTCGCCGGACAGACAGCAAAGAACGACCGCATTAAGCGATTGGTTCCGATCTTTGAGGGACGTAAGTTCTACATGCCCGACACGCTACACAAGACCGACGTAGAAGGAAAAACGCACGACCTTGTAAGCGACTTCATCGAACAAGAACTACTCAGCTTCCCGGTAGCCCGTCATGACGACATGATGGACGCACTGTCACGGATAGCCGAGCCTGATTTACCGTTGGTGTGGCCTCAGATTCCAGAGGAGCCGCAGCGATACGACCGTTACAAGAAGGAAAGAAACACAAGCTCATGGGCGATGTAGAGAAGCCAGACGACGATCTAGATATTGTCGAAGAGGCATACGCACGCCTAAAGAAAAGCCAAGACGAGCACGGCGAATGGCAGAAAAGTGCCCGCCTTTGCTTTGATATGGTCGCTGGCAATCAGTGGACTGACGAGGAGCTTGCAGATTTCCGCGAGAAGAAGCGCCTTCCTATCGTCTTTAACCGCATTGCACGCGTCGTTAACTCGATTGCTGGCAATGAGATAGGCCAACGTCAGGAAGTGCGCTACATGCCCCGTAATTTGGGCGCTGCTGGCGTTAACGAACTGTTGACCAACGCGGCAGAGTGGGCGCGCGACCAATGCGACGCAGAAGATGAGGAGTCAGACGCGTTCTTCGACACTATCGTATGCGGCATGGGTTGGACTGAAACCCGCATGGATTACGAGCAAGACCCTGAAGGCAAGGTTTGCATTGATCGTGTGGATCCGTTGTCAATGCATTGGGGCTCGGCCTCTGCTAAACGCAATCTGAGTGATCGCAAGTGGCAGATTCACTTAGCCAAGATGACGCTCGACGAGGTTATTGATCGTTGGCCGGAGAAAGAAGGCGAGCTAATCGCTAGCACGGACATCGATTCGTCAAGCCTTGATGACACTGACGTAAAGATTGTCAATCCGAACGACGCTTACAAGGGTGACGCGTTCCGTAACGACAATGCAGAGATGGAAGTGCTGCACTATCAGTGGTACGACTCAGAATGCTTCTATAAAGTGCTTGACCCCGTAACAGGGCAGTTGCAAGAACTTGGCGAAGAGGAATTCTCAGTAGTATCTGAACGCATGGCCGCGCTGGGGCAACCAGTACGCAGCGCGAAGATGACAAAACGCGTCTACAAACGCGCGTTCTTGTGCAACAAGGTTGAGCTTGAAAGCGGATTAGCGCCAAGTCAGAAGGACTTCACATTCCAGTGTGTAACTGGCATGCGCGACCGCAACAATAAGACATGGTACGGCGTTGTCCGTGCGATGGTTGACCCGCAGAAGTTCAGCAACAAGACGTTTTCGCAGATTGAATTCATCATCCGGTCAGGCGCTAAAGGCGGCTTGATGATTGAAGAGGGCGCAGCGAAGAACCCGCGCGACCTAGAGAAAAAATGGTCTGAAACCGCCTCAGTCGTCGAGTTCAACGAAGGCGCGCTCAGTGCTGGCAAGGTGCAACCTAAGCCAACACCTGAATATCCAGTGGGTATGCAGAATCTAATGGACTTCTCTGTTAACTCGCTGGATGCTGTATCAGGGGTAAACCTTGAGACGCTCGGTATGGTTAGCCGTGAGCAGGCGGGATACCTTGAGGCGCAACGGAAACAGGCGACGCTAACCATCCTTGCGCCGCTGTTCGATTCGTTGCGGCGCTATCGCAAGTCGCAAGGCCGTGTGTTGGCTGACTTCATCCAAAACTTCATTTCTGATGGCCGCTTAATCCGTGTTGTCGGAAAAGACGGTGGCGAGCAGTACATCCCGTTGCTACGTGATGACTCGACGATGACTTATGACGTTATCGTTGACGAAGCCCCAACATCGCCGAACAACAAAGAGCGCACATTCGTTGTGCTCAAAGAAATGTTCCCGCTGTTGCAGGCTGCTGGCATTCAGCCACCACCGGACACGCTCAAATACTTGCCGCTTCCTGAGTCGTTCATTGCCGCGATGCAGAAACAGATGCAAGAGGCAAAAACCAATCCACCGCCTAACCCAATTCAGATGAAAGCGCAGGCTGATATGCAGCAAGCGCAGATGAAGATGCAAGTCGACATGCAGAAACTCCAGATGCAACTTAATCAGTTGATGCAGATGGAGCAGATGAAGCAGCAAGGCCGTTTGCAAGAAGTTCAGATGAAGGCGCAATCCGACATTACGCAAGAACGGATGCGCACGCAAGGCCAAATCATTCAAGAGCAGATGCGCGGTCAAGTCGATCAACAGACCGAACTTGTCACGCAGGACGCTCAATTGCGCGCTGACGTACTGATGGAACAAATCAGAGCAGCGCGCGCGCCAAAGTATTCGGGTCAACCGATCCAGTAGCGCCTAAGCCGCACGGCGTGAGCCTTCGGGCGACGCGGCATTACAAGGAAACACCATGTCTGATACTGACGCACTGCCAGTAGGCGAAACTACGGCTGACGCTCCCGAGAGCGAGATTCCCGGACTGACCGCACCAGAGGTAGAAACACCAGCGGCAGAAACAGAGCCAGAACAACCGGCTGAACAGCCGCAGAAGATGGTTCCTTACGACGCGTTGCACGAAGAGCGGCAACGGCGCAAGGAAATCCAGCAAGAGCTACAACGCGACCGAATGGAGCGCGCTCAACGTGACGCAATCCTAGAGCAGCGATTGGCGCAACTGGCGCAAGCCAACCAACCAAAAGCGCCGCAGGTTACATACGAAGATGACCCTGTTCGCTATTTGGCGATGCAGAACGAAGCGACGCAGCAAGAGTTGCGAAACCTTCGCCAAGAAGAGCAACGACGCGAGCAAATGGCACAGCGAGCCTGGCAAGAGCAAGCGTTTACGCAGCACGTCGTTACGCACGAACAAGAGTTTGCAACAAAGACGCCTGATTATTTCGAGGCTATCAACTTTGCAAAGCAGAACCGCGTTAAGCAGCTTATGATGCTCGGATTCGACGAGGCATCAGCTACGAACAACGTGCAAATGGAGGCGGCGCAACTAGCCGCGAACGTTGCGCGACAAGGCGGCAACCCGGCGCAAGTTGGGTACGAATACGCGAAGTCTCTAGGCTATCAACCAAAGGCGGCGCAAGCCACGCCGGAACAGAAGCTACAGACAACGCAAAAGGGCTTAGAGGCTTCCAAATCTCTAAGCGGCGGCAGTGCAAAAGGCGGCAATTTGTCGATTGATGTACTTGCCAAGATGTCGAACGAAGAGTTCGACGCTTACGTGAATAAGCACGGCTGGGAAAAAGTAGCTGGCTAAGGCCGAATCCCGCTAAATCTCTGGTGCCCCTCAGTTAACGGGGCTACTTACTGCGTGACCGACTCACGAAAAACAGCGGACTGAACGCAAGAGCCACAGCGATACGGCTCGCAATCAATCCCTTTATTTTTTGGAGTCCTCATGGCAACCACATCCTATGGCGTCAACGACGCCCTTGCCGTCAAACTGTGGAGCAAAAAGCTCTTCGTTGACGCGCTCAAAGAAACCTCTTACCAACAATTCATCGGCAAATCGGCCTCATCGCTGATTCAAGTCAAAGACGAAACCAGCAAAGGCGCTGGCGACAAAATCACATTCGGTTTGCGCATGCAACTGTCTGGTGATGGCGTGCTTGAAGATGGCACGCTCGAAGGTAACGAAGAAAGCCTTACCACTTACAGCGATTCGGTAACCATCAACCAATTGCGCCACGCAGTACGCAGCGCAGGGAAGATGTCCGAACAGCGCGTTCCTTTTAGCGTCCGTGACGAAGCAATGTCCGGCCTGAAAGACTGGTGGGCTAACCGTCTGGATACCGCGTTCTTCAACCAATTGTGCGGCAACACCGTGCAAACGGACACGCGATACACAGGCAACGTCGCAACAATCGCAGCTACTACCAACCGCATTAAACGTGCTGGCGGTGTTGCTAACGATCAATCGTTAGTTGCGGCCAACACGTTCAACCTGAACCTTATCGACGCATGCGTGGAAGCGGCTCAAACCGTTTCGCCGACCGTGCGCCCGATCCGTGTGAACGGCAAAGAAAAGTACGTCATGTTCCTGCACCCTTATCAGGTGTATGACATGCGCACAAACACCAGCGAAGGCCAATGGCTCGACATCACCAAAACGGCAATGCAGGGCGGGAAAGTCGCAGACAACCCAATCTACAACGGCGCGCTCGGTGAATACAACGGCGTGATTCTGTTCGCAAACTCGCGCGTGACTAACGGCGTCAACAGTTCCACGGGGGCTGCGGTTTCTACCGCTCGTCGCGCTGTGTTCTGTGGTGCTCAGGCAGGCGTCATTGCTTATGGCCGTGACTCCGTCGGCGGCGAAAACATGTCATGGGTTGAAGAACTCTTTGACTACGAAAACCAACTCGGCGTGTCGGCTGGCATGGTCTTTGGCATGAAGAAAACTCAGTTCAATTCTGAGGACTTCGGCACCATCGTTCTGCCTACCTACGCAGTCGCACACTAGGAGCATTGACCATGAGTCTTGAACGCCAATTTCACACTCAGCAGATTCACTTTCTGCGCACGAACATCAGCTATGCGGACGGCGTAGGCAAGGTTTACACCTTGGGCGCTATCCCTGCTGGTTCGCAAATCGTTCAATCGCTTTCGGGCGTATTCGTCAACACCGTATTCAACGCAGGCACAACTAACGTGCTTGACATCGGCACGACGGCTAATGATGATTTGTATGCGACCGACTTAGCGCTCGGCACGAAGGCATTTGTCGCTATTGACGAGGCGGCTACGGCTATCGATGTCAATACGTGGTATGTGTCCTCGGCTACCACGCTGACGGCCACGCTGTCGCTTACCGGCACCGCTCCCACTACGGGCGCTGGTGTCGTTGTAATCGCCTACATCCCTAATATCTAGGAGGCGGTATGCCTACTGGAAAACAGGACAAAACGCGCGATCAGCTTGTCGTAGTTGAAAAGCTGATTACGCGTCAAACGGCAGCGTCTTATGCGACCGCTGGCGCAGTAACGTACACCGCAGCCGATATCCTCGGCGGCATCATCGTACGTGATTGCGCTGGCGCTGGTCGCTCTGACGTACTGCCTACAGCCGCTTTGTTGGTTGCCGCGATGGATCGTCCACGTATTGGAGACGTTCTGACCGTGGGAATCATCAACGGCTCGGACGCAGCGGAAACCATCACGCTAGGCGCGGGTACGGGCGGTACGTTTGATACCAACCAAACCGCAGCCTCGCGTGTGATTCCGCAAAACTCATCGAAAGATGTGTACATCCGCATTACCGGCACTGTAGCCGGTTCAGAGGCGTATGTCGTCTACGCGTGACCCGTGTAGACGCAGAGCGAAATGGGCGCTAACACCGCCCGTTTCTGCCCCTGTTGAGAAACGGGAAACGCTAACACTCAAGAAGTCAAAGAAGGCTAAAGATGGCAACTTACGGTGACATGCAAACCCGCATCGCCGCTGAGATTGGCCGCGTCGATAGCACGACCGCACTCAAGAACTCGATTCAAGATGCGATTACCGGCTTCAAGAATTGGCGTTTCCTGTTCAACGAGTTATCCGACACGCTCACGACCATCGCTGGCACGTCGGATTACACAACGTCAAACGGACTCCCAACGGGGATTATCGAAATTGACGAGATGACCGTAGCTTACGGCGGCGCAACACTCACATTGAGCGAGCTAACCGCATCGCAATACGCAATTCGTAACGCATCTATTCCACAAACGCAGGGCGTGCCTACCTACTACTCCTGGTACGGCGAAACACTGCGGTTGTACCCAACACCAGACGCCATCTATACGGTGACGATGCTCTATCACGGCGAACTGTCCGCGCTTTCTGCGGATGCAGACACAAACGCTTGGACGAATAAAGGCGAGGTGTTGATTCGCAACACGGCCAAGGCTGATTTGTGCGCAAACGTGCTCCGTGACCCACAAGCGGCGCAGCTAGCGCAATCGACGGCTGACCTCGCATTCAGGGCGCTGCGTAGAGAGTACGAATCACGCACTCTTACCGGGCGGCTTGACCCTAACGACTAGGAAGAAAAATGAATACCAATCCAGCGCGCGGCGCAATTGCGGTTACACCTAGCGACGCAACCATACTTGCAAACGACGTGAAGGCTTTGTTTATCGGCGTTGCTGGTGACGTTGCCGTGTACATGCGAGGATCAACGACAGCGGTCACATTCAAAGGATGTGCGGCTGGCTCTGTCTTGCCGATTCAGGTTGACCGCGTATTAGTGGCAACCACTGCAACCGACATTGTTGCGCTGTACTAAATGCTCTCTCTCGGCCTAAACATCTGGTCGGCTAGCCGCTCTGGTGGCGCGTCGCTACCAATCACCGCCAATCTTGCAATATGGCTGCGTAAAGGTGGCGCATCTGGTGCGACGTGGGCCGATAGCAGCAGCAACGGCAGAACAATGACGCTCAACGGCTCTCCTACTGTTGGGGCTTCATCCGTCACGTTTAATGGATCTTCTCAATGGGGCGTAGTGACTGGCGGCGTAGTTAACGTTTTCCCCGGCGATTACACGCTTTACATGCGCGTTAAGCCTATTGCTTGGACGGCTGACGCGTATCTATTTTCAGGGCAAATCGGGCGCGCGTCGATAGCAATGAAAACGGCAACGCCAACCATTGCTTACACCGATTCACTAGGTTCTGTTCAAGCATCCACAAGCGCGGCTATTGGCGCTATGAGTAGTGTATGCGGACAATTTACCCAATCTACCGGCGCGGTGTCGTTAACTGTAGGAGGCGTAACAAACACCGGCACTCTTGCCAGCATCAATGCCGCTTCATCGTTCACGATAGGAGCAAAACAAGGCGGCGCTTCCGGCTGGTCAAACATCGAAGTCGTTGAAGTCGTTGGGTACACGGGGCTTCATAGCGCTCCGCAGCGCGATCTAATGATGGCCTACTTGGATTCACTGTAACCATGCTGACATGGCAAAACACCGGCGACCCATGTACGCCGGAAACGGTCACGTTCGTCAATCACCTGATGCCTACGCGCGTTGGGTTTACGACGGCGTTGTGGCCTGAGATTCTAGGCGCTGCAGCGGGCACCAATACAACGGTAAACGTACCCGCAGCTACACCAGTTTTCCGGTCAACGGGCTACGCGTATTTCGACAGTACGCAAGCACAAAAAGCCGTTTTCTCGATTAACAAGAAGCTCTATCGATTCCCCGGCAATGCCGACATCTCGCGCGGCGTTGCGTACACGGGCGATTATTTCTGCTTCGCTCAATGGCGAGACAGAATCTACGCAGCCAACGGCGCTGATGTGCTCCAAAACGCCACTACAGGCAGCTTTGCTGACGTTTCCGCTACCGCTCCGAAGTTCACGCGCATTGCGGTCGCAGGCGAGTTTTTAGCTGGCATTGGGTTGGTTGCTGATTACGTTGGCTCGCTCGCCACGGTCACAGCATCGCCTTACATGCTGATGATTTCAGGCGTAGGCAATCCCGATCAATTCGACGTAGACATTGATACGTCAGCGTTCTATCAAGACATTTACGATTCGGGCGGGCCATTGACGGCAATCGCTCGGCTCCGTGATTTCTTTGTCGTGTTTCAGAAGTCCGGCGTGTACGTTGTCGAAAACGTAGGCGGCGATTTGAAGTGGTCTATTCGCTGTGTCACTGATTACTTCGGTTGCGCGCATCCTGATTCAGTCATTGAGGTCAACAACGTCCTGTACTGGATAAGCCCAACGAACGGCGGCGAAGTCTGCGCATTCGATGGCGCGCAAGTAACACCGCTTTCCAGCGCGTTGAACGGAATCGGCCTAAACGGTACGGGCAACGATAACTACGGCTTTGTTGACGCCACTTCTACGGTTACGACGCGTTGCATCACCGCAGCGACGAACGGCGAAACGATTATCTGGAATTCGTTCTACACAACAAACGGCTCCGTCACAGACGACACCGTTTTTTCTGAGCAGTTGTATCTGAACATCGATACGGGGCGCTTCGGCTTCTCGTCTCTATTGGGCGGCGATTCTACGATTGCGCCGTTTTGCGTATTCAGTAACGCGGTTCAAAGCGATCTACTCGCGATTAAGGTAAACACGCGCACGGCTTTCCCGTTTTCTGGCAATTTGGCGGTCGCAGCGATGCGGCCATATTCATCTGCCAGCATCACGCCTGAATTCAGTTTCTATCGTGGTTCAGAGCAGCCCGTGAGCATCGTTAACGCGACGCCTAGATTCTCGGAGTATCCAGAGAATAACGCGATCACCAATGGGCTTGTGGCGCTTCAAGCAGGCGACCCAAACTTAGCTGTCCCTACATACGCGACGTCAACGCCAGCGTTTAGCTGGATGTCAACGCAGCGCACAGGCGACAGCACCTATACGGCAGAAGCAGCGGCAACAGTTCCAACGGCCTCATGGAACTCGACAACGGGCGCGTTTGACATCGCTAGTTCAACGGTACGCAGCAAGACAGCAAAGACGTTTGCGTTCAAGGTCGCGTTGGCTCCTGTCAACTCGATAACCGGAATCACAATCGACACAGCGCCAGCAGGCACAGGGCAAACAGGCGCTAAGGCGGTGAAATGGCAATAGTTGACCCACGCTTACCGCGTCCGTGGCAACCGCAAAACACGCCTACAGAAAGCGACTTCTCGCGGCTGCTTCGTCGCCTTGAAGAACTGTTCCGTGACTTGCTGCGACGGGTTACGGACTTGGAAGGTGCTCCAGCCGCAACAGGAAGCGGCGCGACTTACGGCACTGGAACTATTGATTTCGGCGCAGCACCGGGCACCAACATTGCCACGGTCGCTATCACCGGCCTAACAACTATCGCGGCTGGTTCAAACGTTCAACTATGGATTGCTGGCAGTGATAGCACCGCATCGCACACCGCATACGAGCACAAAGTAATCCTCGCGAAAGAGGTCACGTTGTGCGCTGACACGTTAGTCGCTGGCGTTGGATTCACCGCAACAGCAATCACCAATTTACGGCTATCTGGACTCGTCGCGTTCAGGTACGCCTTTGGAGCATAAATGGCAGGCATTCGCATTGAGGGAAACACCAGCGGGAACGTCGCAGAGGTCAACGCAGCGAACCAATTGAAGGTCACGTCTGAAACCGACGTCGGCACAAACCCCGGCAACGTGGGCGCGGTTCGCACGTTCTTTGAAAACGACCCCGGCGACATTACGGGCACGGCACATCTGCGCTCGCCTGAGGTCTCCGAGGATTTCCGTTTGCGCGTCGGTGTTGACTCCGTATGGGACGATGACAACTTCAACTACGTTGTTCAGAACTACACAAAGCACAAGTACACCAGCAACACGCTCACAATGACATGGGCGGGCGGGTTCCTCAATACCAACGGTAGCAACTTAACGAACACCGGCACGGGTTGCCAAATCCAGACCTATCGCCATTTCCCATTACAGGGCGGCGGCGGTCTGTATTTCGAGATGGCAATGGCGCTGTCGAATAACCCGGTCACGAACTGGACGCTCGATTTCGGTGGTTTCTTACCTGCTGCGGCCTCTACGTCGCTTCCTGTTGACGGCATTTATTTCCGTATCAACAGCACTGGCGTGTTCGGCGTCGTTAACAACAACGGAACAGAAAGCACGACCAGCGTTTTCACATTCACGCCAGTCATCAATAAGGTCTACAAATACAACATCAGCGTATCTGATTCGGCGGTAGAGTTTTGGATTGATGACGTGCTGTACGGCACAAAAGAAAAGCCGACTGGCACCGGCTCCGTGCTCTACGCAGGCTCCGTGCCGTGGGCGGTTCGGCACCATCACACAGGCACGACAAGCGCTGTAATCAACGCCAAATTTGCGAACTACACCATCGGCGTGGCCGATATGGATAACGTCCGTTCGTGGGCTGAAAACAAAGCCGGTCAAGGGCTTGCCGGTATTCAATACGCATCCGGCGGCGCGGCGGGACAGACAGCTAACAACGTCAACAGCACCGTGCCAGCAACCGCCACGCTATCCAACACTGCCGCAGGTTATGCCACGCTAGGCGGGCGGTTCTTGTTCGCATCAATCGCCGGGGCGGAGACGGATTACGCGCTATTCGCTTTCTTGAATCCAGCGCCGACAGTCAACCTTACAGGCCGCAATTTAGTCATCCGCAGCATCACGATAGACACGGTGGTTTTAGGTGCGGCGGTCGCCACGACTCCGACCGTTTTGGAGTGGAGTATTGCAGTTGGCTCCACGGCGGTATCGCTCGCAACAGCGGACGGCGCAGCAACGCGCATGCCGCGTAGACGCACCCTAGGCACACAGTCATTCATCGTAGGCGCGGCGATTGGTACGGCAGCACCGCAAATCAGAGAGCCAGTCGGCTTACCGTGCGAACCGGGCACATACACGCACGTCATCTTGCGCATTCCGGCTGGCACCGCTACGGTGTCTGAGACGTTTCGCGGCCTTGTTGGTATCGAGGCCGTCTGGGAATAAATGCGCTTCATCCAAGTCCTACCCACGCAAAGCGATTGGGACAGGATGACGCATGGAATCAACCGCGTAAACCGTCGCAGCGCAGAGCACCTACACCAAAGCGTTGACGAGGTACGCAGCGCCGTTGAATCGAACATGGCGACGTGGTACGCGGTACGAGACGACAAGAGTTTTATTGCTGACCTAGTCGTAAAGACCTTGCAAGAGGACGACAAGCGCACTTTGTACGTGTGGCTGATGTTCGGCTCTCGCTTGCCTGAATGGGCGCGCTTAGCGATGGATTCACTAGAGCAGGTAGCAAAGCACAACCGCTGTCACGCGGTGCGGTTTCACACGTCACGCCCTGATTGGGTTCATTTATTCCAATCCGATTCGCTCGGATGGTCACACACACACGTTTTTCAAAAGGGAGTCTGATATGTCAGGCAATCAAGGCGGCTTTTCGTCGCAACCAATGGGCGGCGGTTACGGTATGGGCGGCGGCATGGGTGGCTACGGAGGCCAAAACCAAAGCGGCGCACCGGGTGGCTACAGCATGCCCGGCTACCAATCAAGCCAGAACTACGGTTACCGACCGCAGCAATACGGCGGCTTCGGTGGTGGCTTCTGGAACCAAGGCGGCGGCAATGGCGGCGGTGGCCCTATGGGTAGCCAGATGTACCAAAACCCGCCGCAGAGCGGCTGGTGGGGCAGTCCGTCGGCTAACACGCCGTACCAAAACCCCGGCACGACCGGAACGCCAAACCCGTTTCAAGGCTTCCCGTCAGGCTACGCACAACAGGGCGGTTTCTCTCGATTCGCTCGCACTCCTCCGCAGCGCGAAGGATTCGGCGGGATGTCTACAAACGACCTGCTAGCGCCTCCGCCGATCAATTACGACGTTCAACAACCAGCGCCGACGGATTACGCGATGCAAGACGGCATGTTCAACGGTAAACAAAACTTCTCTTTGGGGTAAATCATGGCAGGCGGCGCACCCTCTAACCAAACGGTTACACAAAGCACGGTACCCGAAGAATTCCGACCGTACCAGAATCAAATCTGGAACTACGGGATGAACGCTATTGGCGATATGTCGCCAGAAGATACGCAGTCCCCCTACGGCGACGTTGCGGGCATGAATCAGTCCCAACTTACAGCGCTCGGCATGACGCAGGGATTAGCCTTGTCCGGCTCTCCGCTGCAAATGAACGCGCAAGGCTACGCAAACGAACAGCTTCAAGGCGGCGGGTTCAATCCTTACGCAACCGAAGCGAACGCCTACATGGGGCAGAACCCGTTTCTCGACAAGATGGTGGGTGACGTCACTGGCAGCATGACTGATGCTTACGAATCGGGAACTCGCGCGACGCGTGATGCTCAATTTGCCCGCTCTGGTGGTTACGGCTCGTCGGCGTGGGACGCACAGCGCACCCGTGACGAAGGCGCATTTGCTGGCGCATTGGGCAGCACGGTCAATAACCTGTACGGCGATCAGTACAACAAATCAGCCAATCTTTACGAGCAAGGCTTGAACCGCGCAACGACGGACTATCGCCAAGGGCAACAGAACAACAACGCGCTACTTGGTATGGTTCCCGGTCTGCAAAACATGGATTGGCAGAACATCGAGAAACTTATGGGCGCGGGTGACCGCGAATATGCGTACTCGCAAGCCAATCTCGACGCGCTGAACAACAACTGGCAGAACTACAACAACTTCGGGTTGAACCAAACCGATCGTTATGGCGCATTGCTCCGCAACATCCTAGGAACGTCGGGACAGTCAACAACGACAACCAGCGGCGGCGGTGGTGGCATGGGCGGCATGCTCGGCGGCGGTCTTATGGGCTTGCTCGGCGGGATGATGTAAATGTTTCTGATTGACGACCTCCTTTTGTTGGCGCTGCCTGAGTTATTAGGCACCGCAGCAGGCACGGCAGCAACTGCAGGTACTGCAGGCGCAATGTCCGGCGCTATGGCCGCTGGTGCTCCCGCTTTGTTTGGGCAAGGCTTGCTAGCGGCTGGCGGTGGCGCTGCTAGCGCATTTGCTCCTACAGCGGCGCAAGCGGGGTTGCTCGGTATGGCGTCGGCGCCGTCAACGCTAGGCGGTATCGCTGCGGCTGGTGGCGCTCCGTTTGCATCAGGCGCATCGTTTCTGCCTGTCGCTGGTTCGCCCGGTCTATTGGGCGGCTTCGGTTCTGGCATGGGCAAAGACTTAATGCTCAACGGTATGAAGATGGCAGGACAAGCAATGTCCCAACCGCAGCAACAACCAGCGCCACAAGGCCGCGCGCAATCGCCATACCAAGGCCAGCAACAACCAATGGCACCGACTAACACGTTAGAGGCTCAACGCATGAAGCGTGACGAGCTTTTACGCCAAATGATGGGGATTCGATAATGGCACGTAATGGAGACGGCGGCGAACTTCGCCCAGACCCGAAATATGCAGGCACAGTCGGCGACCCGAACTGGTGGCCGTATCAAAGCGAAAAACCTACAGACCCTAATCGGCTTTTGGCTGGGCAGCAAATGTATGGCACAGGGATAGCGGCTTATTTGTTTGGAGCGCCGCCGGACTACCGGCCGTTGCGACCGCGCGACCCTAACGACAATTGGGGAATGCCGAACAACCAAAATCCAGTAGGTGACGGTAACGATTACCTACAGAACAATCCAACATCTAACCCGCCGTCTAATCCACCCGGCAACCCCGGCGACGGTCGCAGCGCACCACCAGCGCCCGTACTTAACGGCACCGTGCTGCAACCCGCTTCAATGACGTATCAGCCGCGCGGGACGTACAACGGACTTCCTCAAGCCATGCCGAAACCGGGCGCAGCGGTTCAGCCTCCTCCTGGCGGCGGTTTGCTCGGTAGTGCTCCACAGCAGCTATCCGGCGCACCATGGAAAGCAGGCCAATACAGCAACTTTGGCGGCTCGTACCTACACGCACAGGCTCCCCGTGGCGTTGAAAACTACCAATACCCGGCAACACCGGGCGGCGCTGTTGCGCGTACTCAAGGTTCTGGCCTTCCACCTTTAACGACCAATCCGGCACCAGACCCCGGCAACGGCACGCCTGTATCGCCCGAAGAGAAGCGAGCGAAGGCGCTGCAATCTGGCGCGCTGTACCAGCCGCGCCAATTCGCTAACTATCAAGAGGCGGGCGTTACGTTGCCTTACCGCAACCAATTTGAGCAGTACGCATTGAGCACTGTTCAGGGTCAGCCGTGGATGCCTAATTTCTCCTACATGAGCAAATACGGCACGGCTCCACCACCTTTGCAACAGAAATTCATGGGCTTACTTGGCGGCGGTGGAGGTGGCGGCAATGGCTGATTACAGTATGGGCGGTTTGCTCGGCATGCCTTCAATGGAAGTTACCGAAGAGGACAAACGCCAGGCGCTTAAACAGATGCTTATGCAAATGGGCATGGGCATGGTTGCGAACTCACACAAAGGCAATCAGGCCGCGCTAGGCGCTGGTTTGCTCGGCGGCGTTCAGGGCTACCAACAAGGCATGCAAGGCCCGATGAACCGTTTCGAGATGGCGAAACAGCAGCTTGACTTCCAAGGCAAGCAGTTGGGCAACGCCAAGACAGGCGAAGAGCTTGCAAAGATGCGGCGTGAAGCTGGCGACTACTCCAAGCAGAATGACTTCCTGTCGATGCTGAGTAACCCCGCAGCGCTATCCATGATGGGCGGCGGCGGGCCAACTAACGCAGCGCTAGATCGTGCTTCGCAGTTCGCAAGCAATCCAGCGGCGGCACTGTCTGACCCTAACGTGAACTTGCGCGCGTTGGCTGCTCGCATTGACCCTAAGCAACTAGGCGCAGCGCTGGAAAACACGCGCCCATTCGCTATGGATGCTGGCAAGACGTACCAATACGGCGACGGACGGGAACGCTACATTCCTAAATTGCCAGACGGCATGCGCCCAACCGCACAAGGCGGCGCAGAACTAATGCCCGGCTTCGATGCAGCACAAAACCGGCTGAACTACGCGACCAAATCAGGCGATCTAGCGGCGCAGTTGAACTACGACCGCGCTAAGTTGCCGTTTGATGTTCAGCGCGCTGGTGGCGTTGCCGCAGCAGAGGCGGGCGCGCGTGACCCTTACGGCTTCCAAACCGTGCAAGGGCCGAACGGCGCACCAATGGTTATGACAAATCCGCAATTGCGCGGTGCTGCGACTAACCAATTCCCCGGCGCTCGCGTTGACCCGGCCACACAAGCGCAGCGCGATCAGGTGCGCCGTCAAGTCCTTACATCCGAAGGTCAAGACCCCAACACGCCTACGCGCATCAATGACAATCCGGGCGCTGGCCCCGCTCCACAACTTGCGGGGCTTCCGGGCATTCAAGGCGCGAACCCTGTCGTCCAGAAAGCGCGCGAAGCGGTTAACACGCAATGGCTTGAAAAGACCTATCAACCGCTAGCCGACGCTGGCAGCGCGGCACAGTCGAATCTTGACAATATCAAAGGGTTGCGAAGTGTTGACTTGCGTACCGGCGCAGGCACGGAAACGCTAGGCGCGCTCGCTAACTGGGGCGCTGCTTTCGGTATTCCGCAGGCTGAAAAGTACGCAGGCAACGTGCAGCAATTCCGCGCGCTTGCGCTGGAAAACGTCAACAAGGAATTGAACCTAGCGAAAGGCCCGCAAACCGATCAAGACGCACAGCGCGCAAAATCAATATTCGTTCAATTGGGCAATACGCCGCAAGCAAACGAATTCTTGCTCGACTACCGTCAGGCAGCAGAGCAACAGAAAAAACGCGCTGCGGCGTTCCATGCCGACGCGTTGCCGCTTGCCACAAACAGCGGCGACTTGTCCGAAGTATCGCGGCGCTGGCGCAAGGTTGCCGGTAGCGTTTGGGATGACCCAATCATGCAGAAATGGATGAAGCGATGAGCGACCCGTGGGCAGAGCTTGAAAAGAAATACCAGCGCGGCGCGGTCGATCAACCGCAAAGCAGTGGCGACCCGTGGGCTGATTTAGAGGCCAAATACTCGCGTCAACCGCAGGCCACGGCACAACAACAAGAACAGCCAATTTCTGCCGTTCCTGAATCGCTAGGCGGTCGTTTGGCCGCAAGCGCTGGCAGCGCGCTTACTGACTTATGGCTCGGCGCGAAACAGCGCGGCAATGAGTTGATGGCAGGCGAGCAAGCTAAGCCGGGCGGTCAATGGCTGTTTAACAAAATGGGCTATGACCCGCAGGCTGTAGGAAAAGACCTACAACAGCAAGTAGTCGAAAAACGCGCGATGGATAAGCCGTTGCTCGATGCGGGCGGCGGTACAACTGGCCGCGTGTTGGGATACATGGGCGCGGCGATTCCTACTATGCTCATTCCGGGCGCTGCAACCCTAGGCGGCTCTATGGCGGCTGGCATGGGCATGGGTGCGCTTGACCCTACAGCACAGGGCGAATCTGTCGCTAAGAACGTGCTAGCGGGCGGTGCTGGTGGTGCTGCTGGTTACGGTGTCGCCAAGGCTTTGGGCGCTGGCATCAATCAGGCTAGCAAGCTGTTTAGTAAACCGTCTGTAAACCTTGACGCAGCGGCGCGCATCGCTGAGGCCAAGCAATTTGGCATTGACCTGACTAAAGGGCAGGCCACGCGCGACCCCGCACAATGGGCGTTTGAGCGCAACATTCGCGGCGTTGATGGCGCTGGCAAACCAGTGCTTGACCGATACACGCAACAAAACGAAGCGCTGATTCAGGCTATTAACAAAATTGGCGCGGGTAAAGGCGCGGGCGATTACGCGACCGGACAGCAGGCAATATCGGCCCTTGCGTCAAAGGACGCATCACGTCAAGCGGTTGTCAATAAAGCCTATGACTACGCTCGCAATTCTTTGGGTGCGGAAGCACAATTGAATGGCGCACGCCTTATGGATTCCGTTGCTAAGCGCATGGAGGAAAGCTATTTAGGCGACGTGCTGCCGTCTGGAATCAGGAAGGCCATTAACGATTTTGGCAGCGGTGCCGCGCCGCTCACGGTAGGAAAAGCAGAACAGATTACGCGCGCAATCAATCAGCAGTACGGATCGGACAAGGTTGCAAATCTCGCGCTAGACCACGTAAAGCAAGCCATTCAAGAAGAGATGTCGCAGATTGGCGAACAAGCCGGTAAGCAGGCCGCTAGCGCGTTTCGCTCGGCTCGCGGACAGGCAGCAAGCCGGTTTAATTGGCAAGAGGCTGTGCCCGCTGCTAAGGCTGTCGCTGATGGCGTTGCAACCCCTGACGCGTTCATTCGTCAATTCGTGATGAACGGCAGTGTTAAGGACGTAACCAACACTATGGCGGCGCTGCCTCTAAAAGAGCGCGTAGCAGTACAAAACCAAGTGCTAGACGCGATCAAGTCGAAAGCGCTCAGCGGCGCACAGGACGAAACCGGCGCATTTAGTCAGGCTGGATTTAACCGCGCGTTGCAATCAATAGGACGTGAAAAGATTGCGGCAGTCGTTGGACAGTCAAAGGCAAATAACTTGTTTGCGCTCGGGCGCGTTGCAGAATCAACAATGAAGCAACCCGCTAACGCCGCCGTAAGCACTAGCAGTTCAAACGTGCCTTTGATGAACATGCTTCGTCAAACCACGTCGATCCCAGTGCTCGGGCCAAACGTCACAAAACCAGTCATGGAGGGCATCTCGCGCTATCAGGTATCGCAAGCGCTCGCGCCTAACGCTGGAAAGTTCGGCGGTCGGCAAGGGTTAATGCCTGCATCGGCGCAAGAAGAGCTGATCCGTCGGTTGATGCCCCAAATGTACGGACCGAGCATGACTAGCGGATTGCTAGGATATTCGCCACAGCCTACGCAGTAGCACGCGCTTAACGCGCTCACTGCCAAACCGACGCACTAGGTAAACGCCTATAGCGCACGGCAGCACGACGACGAAAAACGCGAAAAACGGCTTGAGTATCAGGCCGATCACAAAAGCTTCCATCTTAAAACTATACCCGCTTCGGCGGGTTTTTGCCATGACCAAACACGAAGCAACCGTAGAACTCATCAAAGCCGCACCACCTTTGGCGGTTGTCGGAACGTCCGTAAGCGGCGCGATAGCGTGGCAGGACATCGCCTACGCTATGACTGCCTTGTGGCTCGCCATTCAAATTTCATGGTTCATCGGCGTGCGGATTTACCGCTGGCGTCATAACAAGCCGCTCGATACGGTGAAGGGCGAACAATGAAGCTAATCGACAACTGGCGCGCGGTAATCACCAAAAGCTGGTCGTTTTGGCTAATGGTGCTCTCTGCTGCTTTGGGCGCTGCTGAACTGGCGTTACCCCTGTTTAACGGGGTTTTCCCGCAAAAGGTATTCGCCACGGCTTCGATGGTCTTAGGCGTTGCAGCTGCTGTAGCGCGGGTTGTCTATCAGGCCACTTTGCATGAGGCAAAAGACGATGTTCGCTAGATTGCTCGCGGCGTTCCTCGCGCTATTCGCCAAAAAGCCAACGGTCGCAGCACCGATACCAACCTACACGCCTACGCCTGAACCCATAAAGCGACCGACAGGCAAAGG